TGATGATCTGATAGACACCAGCCGTCGCCGTAGCTGGTTGAGCACCAGTTCCAGCTTGGAGAGCACCAGCTAGGTAGTATAGACCGTTGGTAACAGCAGAACCAGTAGAGGTCGTGAAGCCGACTTGTCCGAACTGTCCGTTCTGAGGCTCGGCGTAGTCTAGTAGGGATGAGTAGCCAGTAAGAGGGCTATTGACCGCACCGAAGGCATCGTCGTAGCACTGGTACTTATCTAGCATCGTGGGGCAAGTACGCTGTAGACGATTCTTCTTGTAGTCCGTTAGACGGAGAACCTCCTTGAGCACATCTTGGGAGTTGATGACGCTCGTGGTGTCGTTGATCGTGGCCGTCAGCGTGGAGCATAGGGAGTTGAGGGGAAAGGCTGGGAGAGCCCAGTCCACTGAGGGCACAAAGAGAGGAAGGCCTACATTCCCAGCCGTTAGGAATGCGGTAGTCGCGTCGCTCGTGTAGGTTACCGTCTGCGTGAGGAAGCAAGTAGATGTCCACTCCACCGCACGGTCGACAAAAACGTTTTCAGAAGGCACATAGATGTTGTAGGTGTGCTGGGAGCTCGTCGCCGAGATCGCGTTGAAGGGTGCATTCGTAAGGGAGAGTGCACCCTTCTGAACTGCATATTTTGGGCGACTTTGCACAATTCGAGAATCGAAAACGGCCAACTTCTCAATGTCGGCACTCATTTGGTTTATGTTCTATATACAGAAAGTTTTGTGGGATGCTCCTCATTCAAACTCGGTTTCTCCCTTGTCCGGTAGTCCCTTCTTCTTGAACATCATCTTGAAAGATACAGAAGATAAGTTCGTCATTGAGATGGGGTAGAGCTGATTATTGAGACGGTTCTTCCAAAAGACTTGGACATCAACACCAGCTAGAGGCTGGTGAGAAGCAAGGAAGTCGCTCATACGGTACTGGGCAGACGGCACATAGTAGATAAAGGACTTCCAAGAGGCAGCACCCCTTTCCATCGCCAAAGAAAGATCCGTGATGACTCGTGTGAAAGCTGCCCTTGCGGTGGCTTGTGAGTTTCCGATGTTACCTTGACCCACGATGACTGGCGCGGAGTTCTCTTCAGGATTCACCGGCATCAAGGCCGACGAGAACACGATAGTAGAGATGGGAGACCACAGAGTATCCGTAGATTGAGTCTCTTGCGTGACCGTCCAGTAGACCTTCTGCTCATTGAGGACGCTGACTGGATTGGATGCTGGGTTTCCGCTTCCGGAAGGCACGAAGCCGAGAGGAGGCGTTCCGCTGTAAGGTGAGAGGCGGTAGTCAGATACATCCTTGTAATACTTGTTCGGCACAAGGATCTCGTACACGTACCCAGCTGGGGCTGGAATACCAGCATACGGACCGAGAGCTGGTGAGATCGTATTCCAGTAGAGAAAGTCGAAGTTCGCGAAGAGGTTGTATAAGTTCGTGTTGAAGAATAATTTGAACTCCGGAGGTGTAAAAAGACCGCCTTGTGCTGCTGATGATGTGAAAGCAGTGAGACGAGACCCATATCCATCGCTATCAAAGTCGAGCGTGAACTTTTGGGTATTACCATCATACGTCATCTGCGGAGGTTGGGCAGTAGCGTTGAGGAAGTCGGCAAGAGTGGCGTAAGGGAATGCTCCTAGTGTGCCGTTCTGAACCCACGCATCGTAGAAGGCGTAGTAGGTGTCGCAGATCGCACAACTGGAAGCGATACGGACTGGGACTGGAGAGTTTTGGAGATCATTGGGGTTGAAGATTGTGAGGTTCACTAGGTTCATCCATCGCTGGTAAGTGTAGATCCAGTAGTAGTCCGTAGCAAGATCTTGGGGACGGCCTTGCTGGTTTCCGATGAGTCGCCAAAAATCCGTGTTGGTGGGAGAGTTTCCAGTCGTGATTGCGATAGCTTGGTAGAACGGACCATCAAAGGTGTTCTGACTGACTATTCCGTTAATGGGAGTAGAAGATACGATATCTCCCACAGCGTAGGTATCTCCGGCTTGGTAGAATCCCTTGAAGTTGTCGTTCGCCATAGATTGGGGTAGAGGTGAAGTGAGAAGATTTTTGTCTTGAGGAGAATAGATCACAAAACGAGTTGGAGGAAGAACAGTGAGCGTAACATTTTGAGCGGTGGGAGGACTTGTGCCGAGTTGAGTCCAGTAGGTTGATGCTTGGGTGTTAATGGCTGGGTCCGGACTGATAGGTCCGGCTGGATTGGCCGGACCACTGGCGATAATGGCTTGGGCGTAGTGGGTAACCCCAGTAACCACGCTAACATAAGAGCAATAAGCTCCGATTGCGAAGTTGGCGACAAACGTCCACGCCGTCACCGCGACACCACTGCCTACCGAGACCGTCTGTTGGTAAGGAATCGCCAGTCCGTAGGTTGTGAGATTTACATTGACTTGGCCAGTGCCTTGACGAATGCTAGGGATGAACAGCGGAAGGTCCAAGTTGGCTCCGTTCATCGTGAATCGCACGATGGAGAAGTTGTATTTGGAGATGTCGTTCAAGATAGGGAAGTCGCGAGTCTCGTTGAACACTATGTTCGGATCTTGAATCGCGTCGCCAGTCGATGTTTGATCGTCCGTCGTGTTGTTCACGATGTCGGCGTTGTAGTACACATAATCCGGATCCATATCCGTTCCGCCTACGAACTTGACGGATGCGATCTGACGGTTCATTTGTGATAGACTGGGATTTTGTTTCACCATCTATTTCTTAATTTCTAAGTAGGTCAGTCCACTGACGAAATCGTCCGGAGACAGCCCAGTCTTGTCTATAATCTTCTTGTACTGCTCTAACGTCTTGTCCTTGAATATCAGCCGAGACACGCAGTGCCGACCACAAGTATTCACATCGCCACGCTCTTTTTGGAAGGCGTGGGTATTGTAATAAATCGGAATACCGCTCTTTCGCATAAGATCCGTAAGGTAAGGTTGATCTTGATCCAGTTGTTCTAGACGAGACTGCGGAACATCCTCCAACTGTTCCTCCGGTTCGTCGCCGTACGGATCAAAGAACTCTATCCCCTTCTTCGTGCGGAGCATACAGCACCAGTGCCCAGTATGCTCGTCTTCCGTAAGGAAAAGGATGATACAGCGACCTTTTGAATCAAAACACTCGTCCAACGATCTTTTCTCTGCAAGTTGGGGGTAAGTCATCAGCGATATACCCTTTCCTAAGAGCTGACGAATATCTCCGTCCGATAAGGCGTAGTTTCGGACTTCTTCTACCTCGTTCATTATAAATGACCAAGAATATATGGGGTTCACCGTTCGGAAAGGATCAGCGTAAGCCGAAGGAATCGAAAGAGGAGAAACCGAAGAAGGTTGCTCGTCTTACGAAGAGTGATGTGCGTATGTTATTAGACTGCTCTGCTGGGTGTATCAATGAACCCCTACTGTGCTGGGTGGAGCGGTGGATGACGCAGTTGATACAAGAGAAAGCTTATCCTCCTCATCTCTGTCGCGCTGGGGCATATCAATACTTACTTGATTTTCTTGGTGATGGAGCAACAGAGGTTCTGAATGCGATTCGGCAAGATCATTACGGAACCCAACAGCGTGAAGATGCTGATGTAAATGAGTTTGGTTTCTTATTGGGTGTTCCGATGGTGGTGTGAACTCTTCTACGTTAATACCTACTCTGACTTCATTCTCGCAACACTGCGACACGAATCGCCGTCCTACGAGAACAAGACACAGCCGATAGATGCCGTAGATGACCAAGATGGCCGTCGTTGAAAGACCAGCTGACGCGAGTGTGTTAAGATCCATTGTAGTATGTCTCTAAAAAGCATCAACAGCCCACGAGATACTCATTCCGCCTTCCCCACTGGGATCCGCACCATTACTCACATAGAAAGTTATGGTTCCACCAGCATCGGCAGAAGTTTCTACGGCGATCAGCCAACAATTCACACCCAAAAGAATAGTGGATGCTAGGGAACCAGTGGTTCGTTGGAGAGACGCAACGATCCTTGAGTTCGCAGTCAGTGAAGCAGATACACCAGTTATACTCGCACTATAATTTGAGTTGATTGCGTCCAGCGTCCAAGTGAGACTCCCAAAAACATTCCGTCCGCTCGGCAAAGATGCGGCTGGGCCAGTAGGACCAGTAGCACCTTGCGTTCCTACACCAGTAGGACCAGTAGAACCTTGTGAACCAGTAGGACCAGTAGAACCTTGTGAACCAGTAGGGCCAGTAGCACCTACACCAGTAGGGCCAGTAGACCCTTGTGGGCCAGTAGGACCTATGGGACCGCCGGAAGGACCAGTAGGACCAGTAGGACCTCCCACTGTAGAACCGAGATTATCCCAGTAAGTAGGATCGCTGGGCGGAGGAGTAGCCGTAGGACCGATGGCTAGAATACACTTATACACGAATCCAGCATACAGAACCTCATTATTCAGTACGTATTGCGTGAATTGATTCCACTGGGCGTACGACATTTGATTTGTTATGAAGCAATAAAAGATTGGAAGTAAAAAAGCAATGTGGGGTCAATTAATATTTTATTTTTTGAATAGTTTTGTTTTTTCTGTGCTGAAACTGTCCTCCATCTAAAAAAATGTTCCGGAACATTTTTGAAACTGGAATTGCTTTTTAGCACTAAAAAATTAAAACATTCACCAATAAATATAATATTTCTATAACTAATATTCAAATGAAATGTAAGTAAGAGATAATGAGATTCCTTACTTTTTTGTGTCTTGTTTTAGGGGTCTTTGCGACCAACTCTTCAACTCGCTCTCGTGCTTTGACTCCGAGCGGAACTCGCTCTCGCGCTATTTCGCTCACGCCGAGCGGAACGTTGACTCGGACTGCGACTCGGACTCGAGCTGTTCTGTCTTTGAGCGGAACTGGACGTGGAACTGGGACTACAACAGCGACACGCAGTAGGGCAGTAGTACCTACATCCACAACAACAGCGACACGCAGTAGGGCAGTAGTACCTACAACGACTACAACGGCAACTCGGTCGGCTACGCGCAGTAGGCCGATTTCTACGTCTTCAACAGTTTCAACGGCGACCCAAACCGGAACTCAAACCCAAAGCCAAACCCAAACTTTAACCGGAACCCAAACCCAAACTCTAACTGGAACTCAAACTCAAACCCAAACTCAAACTCTTTCTGCGACTGGGAGTGGGACTCGTAGTTCGGTAGCAGTCTCTCAACCCCAACCTCTTACTGCCGTCGCACCACAAGAAGCTCCGCCTAACATTACCTACATTGCGATAGGTAGTGTTATGGGGTGTTTAGTCTTGATGACGATAGTGGTTGTGGCGATTATCGTAAGCAATCGCAAACCTTCCAAGAAACCTATTCAATACCTCCCTACGATGATGAATGTTCCTTCGGCCGATCTTGCGTCAATGAACCCTTTATCTTCGCGAACACTCTTCCCTCCCCAGCAAACGAGAGGTTTGACGACGGTTACTGATTGAGGATTCTAGCGTGGTGAGACGAAATGAGCCATTGGGGGTAGTGTTTGTAGACGCACACCCACCGGCCTTGCTTCTTCAAATCACGGCAGTCGTCTTTGGTCATACCT